TGCGGAGCTGCAAGCGGTGGTCTGAGTACGCCGGGCGCGACCATCGGGCGATCGTGACCGGGGCGCCGGGTGTGCGGCTGGTCAGTAGCCGGTCGATTCCGCGGCGCGGAGAGTCGAACACGTAGAGGCCGCGGAGGTACTGGCCCGGGGTGCCGGGCCCGGTCGCCCAGGGCGAGCAGTTGAAATCGCCTCCGAGCAGCACCGCCGGAGCTCGGGGGGATATCCGGCGGTGCTGTCGGGTCCACGTTGCGACCCGTCTCCAGTGTGCACCGGCGATCGCGTCGCGGAGCGCGGCGCGGCTCGAGCGGGCGTGGCAGTAGCCGGAGACGGCGTGGGTGTTCGCGACCGTGACCGGCACCCGGCCGGCGGCGGGCACGCGGCGGGCCAGCGTGACCCAGACCAGCCAGCGGGCCGGGGTCAGGTGCCGCACACCGCGGGTGAGCAGCCGCACACCGGCCGGCCCGGCGCGCACCCAGCGTGGGGACCAGAGAACCACATCGGCGCCGGCGCTCGAGGTCAGGGCCGGGTAGTGGCGCCACGTCGGGTGCGAGGCCAGCGCCCGGCGTACGCCGGCACGCGCACCCGGAGACCACACCTCCTGCAGCCGCACGATCGAGGCGCGGGCCATCGCGGCGCGCACATCGGTTGCGACCGATCTCGCCGGGTTGCCTCCCCGCACGTTGAGGGTCGCCTCGGTGAACGCCGGCATCGTGCGACCCTCCGCGGCCCAGCGGGTGACCCCGACCAGAGTCCACCCGATCAGCAGCGCGAGGGCGAGGGTCCACACCAGCAGGGCGAGCAGCACCGCGACCAGTGCGGCGCGGTGCCGGGTCATGGTTTGCGGCCCAGCAGATACCCGACCGTGAGACCGAACAGGATCCCGACCGCATGCGCCCAGGTCTGGGCGGCGGGCCCGGCGGCGATGCCGGCGAGCTCGAGGGCGATCAGCGCGAGACCCGTGCCCAGGATCACCGCGCACACGGTCGCGGCGACCATGAGCGCGACCACCTCGCGGGTCGGGCGCGGGTCGGGCATCTATCGGCCGTGGAGGTCGCGCACCATGTTGTGAATGTTGTTGAGGATCACCTCTGCCCGGCGACCTTCGGGCGCGTCGTCCTGCGGTGCGATCATCCGCGCCCACACGTTCTCGGCGCCGTTCTGGGCGGCCTCGTACGCCTGCCCGAACGCGTTGACCAGCGTTGCCCATGCCTTGCGCGACTCGTCGGTGTCGGGCTGCCCTGAGAGCAGCCGGTTCCACACCGCATCCGCGACCTTCTCGGCGTCCTCTTTGCTCAATGGCATGTCATCGTCTCCGTCTCCTGAGAGCGGTAGGTCCACTCCGTTTATGTCGCCGGTCCATCCCAGGAACGTCTTGTTCCATCCCGGGCCCTCGTAGTAGGCGATCGGTTTCTCACCCACGCCGCCGCTCGAGGGCGTGTCAGTCGAACGGACGTTCCCGTTGCCGACGTAGATCACGGCGTGCCCGTAGCTGCCGCCGGAGTAGTAGACCGGGGCACCGATCGGCGGGTTCCGGTCGCCGGGGTGCTTCTCGGTGGCGCCGTTCCACGCCTCGATCGCGGAACCGTAGAGCGACCCGACCTCCCAGCAGGGCCCGCGAACATACTTCTGGCACATGCCGGTGTCGTATGAGCTGTATCCGCGGCCGTTGTCGACAGCCTCATCGCCAGACCCGGCGGTCATCGGCGCTGCTCCTCGAGCCGGGCGGCCATCCGGACGAACACGTCACGCATAGCCGCGACCCGGCCGCGGAGGTCGACGTCACGCGGGTCGCCGCCCGGGTCTGACAGCCGGTCGTGCACGTCGCGGAGCAGCCGCAAAGAGGCGAGCGCCACGAGCAGCATGTCGGGCGGGTCGGGCTCCTGCTCGGTCATCCCTGCTGCTCCTCTTCCTCGGCCTCGGTCTCGGGTAGCTGGTTGTCGATCTCCGGGCCGTCCTCGCGGTCCTCGAGCCGGTCGCGCAGCGTGCCGGCCGCGGCGAGGTAGACGAGAACGCCGGTGAATCCGCCGGCCACGCTGCTCGCCAGCGCGGGGGAGACCTGCCCGGCGGCGGAGACAAACACGGGGACCGCGGCGGTGTTGTTCGGGCCCATGAGAAACCCGTAGTGAGTGCCGGGCCCGGGCCGGTATCCGGCCGGCGTATAGGCGGCGATCTCGGCGGCGGCCCACGATGCTTTGGTGACTGCGGCGGCCAGCACGACCAGCGGCCCGAACCGGTAGACCGTCAGCGACCCACCCCACCCGCCGTTGAGGGTCACAGCAAGCGGGGTCAGCGACTGCCCGGGTGCTAGCCAGTTGTCGACCGCCTCGGCGAGAGCCTTGATCGAGTCGTCTCCGTCCATCACCCGGTCAGTGCCCAGCGGGTACGGGAACCCTAGGGGTGCGGTGCTACTAGGCATGGGTCAGCTCTCTCTCTTCGTCGGAGGCGGTCGCGGTGGTCGCCCAGGTGTCCCAGGTCGTCGCCGGTGGGATCTGGTCCCAGCGCAGCGTCGCGGGCACGTCGTTCCACCGGCCATAGTTGGGCATCGGGCCGACACAGGTCGCGTCGTCCCAGGTCATCGCGGGCGGTAACGCGTCCCACGTCCACGCGGGGTTCAAGTCGTCCCAGCGTGGCGGCGGACTGGTGCGGCAGTACCCGGAGACGACCAGCTCGAGGTCGTGGACACCGTAGGCCAGCGTCTCGGACCAGCCCTCGACCCACAGCGCCGCGGAGGTGGGTGCGGCCCCGATCGCGGGGAGACCGGTCAGGGTCAGCAGGGAGTGCACGTCGAGGCCGAGCAGCGCCTCATAGTCGGTATCGGACAGGTTCGCGACGTCGACCGGTAGTGCGGCCATGAGCCACACCGGGGCGGAGTTGCGCACCATGAGCAGGTTCGCCATCGCTTGTGCGTCAGCTTGGGCGGCGAGCATGGTGGCGGCGGTGTAGAAGTATCGGCCGTACTTGGCCGCGGAGGCGCCCGCGTAGGCGTAGACCCGCGGCTGCTCGCCGTCCTCGTTTCCCTCTTCGTCCAGCGGCGGTGTCCCGTAGCCGATAGAGACCTCATTGACGAGTCCCTCGGTGGTGCGGCGCCACGACGGTGTGACCAGAATGTCGCAGGCGTCGAGCTCGAGCGCCGGGGCGGTGTTGCGGCGGTGCCCGGCGTCGGCGTAGCGGATATCTCCGCTACGGGAGTGCCACAGGATCCCGCCGGCGTCGCCGGCGACCTCCTGGGCGAGGTCGAGCGCCGGCTGGGAGTCCACGTCGCGGCCCAGCACGTTCACCGTGCCGGGGTCGGAGTAGGCCGGGTTCAACGCGATCCCGGCGGCGGCCATGATCCGGGCCACCCGGGCTCCGTCGAGCTCGGTCGGCCACGGCACATCACCCACGACACGCCGGCCCAGCATCGCCAGCGGTGCCACGCACACCAGCTGCCCGACACCGGTGTCCGGGGTCTCCGGCCCGGCGTCATCCCACCCCAGGGTCATGTCGGAGAGCGTGCCGGTGAACCGGGTCGAGGTGCCGTGGGTGGTGGTGGTGGACACGACCACGGTCGCGCCGATCTCCACAGCGGGCGGGAGCGGGTCGAGCGGGGTCGCGGTGAAGTCGATCGTCGCGGAGCCGGCCTCCGGCTGGGTGGTCGAGTCGTCGCGGCCGTGGTTCACGTCGACCACGTCCACCAGACACGAAATGTCGACACCGGCGACCGTGACCGAATGCATGCCGACCATCACGCGACCCGCAATCCGCGGGCGGTGCCGATCCGGCGCTCATGGGCGCCCAACAGCCGGTTGATCTGCCGGGCAGTGGACTCGGGGTCCACAGCACCGGTGATGTTGATCGTGACACCGGCGCCGGCGGCGGAGTAGTGGCCGCCGGCGGTCGGTGCCGCGGCCCGACCCATCCCAGCCACAGACGGCGCCCCGGCCGCAGCGGAGGACAGGTGCATCCACGCGGGAGGCTTCGGAAACGACAGGTGCGGCACCCGGAGGCGGGAGAGCGCGCCGGCGAGCTTGCCGACCATGTTCCACGCGGAGCTGGCGGCGTCCTTCACGGCGTTGATCGCAGTCATCACGGCGCCGGGCACGTGGAGATCTCCGAGCTTGTCGCGTAGCTCCTTGACCTTGCCCCACGCGTACGCGGCGGCGTCCTTCACCGCGTTGAGGGCCGATTTCACCGCGGCGGGCACGTGCAGCGATTTGAGCCACCCGCCCAGGGTCCGCACCGCGGAGGACACCCACGCGACCGCGGTCGACACCGCGGAGAACGCGGCCCGGCCGGCGGACTGGAACGCCCGCACGACCACGACCGCGACCCGGAACGTGGCCGAGATCGCGGCGTAGACGGCGCGGAACACGGTACGGGCGACCGCGAGGAACGTGCGCACCACGGTCGCGGCGATCCGGAACGCGCCCACGATCACCGTCTTGATCACTCCGGCGGTGGCGATCACCGCGGCTTTCAGCAAGTTGAACGCCGCGATGGATCCCTTCCGGAACCATCCCACCTTCTTGAACAGCAGTACGAACGCGGCCACGGCGAGGGCGATCGCACCCACGATCAGCACAATCGGCCAGAACGCCGCCATCTCCGCGGCGGCCATCGCCCACAGGGCCACGTTCACGGCGAGCACCGCGACCGCGAGCACACCCATGACGGCGGCCACGATCTGCACCGCGGTGGAGTTTTTCGCCATCCATGACGCGGCCTGCCCCAGGATCCCCAGGAACCGTGCCATCACGGGGAGCAGCGCGGTGCCCAGGTCGGATTTCAGGTTCTCCACCTTCGCGGCGAGCTGCTGGGTCTTGGCGGCGGTGCTGCCGGCCTCCCGTGCGGCGGCGCCGTGTGCGTCGGCCGTTTTCTGACTGATGATCGCAAGCGTCGCCATAGCCTTTGCGTTGGCGGCGGCCTTCCCGGTCAGCTTGTCGGTCCCGTCCGCGACCATCCTCGCCTTGATCTCCGCGGCGGACATGCCGGCGGCGTACTTCTCGAGCGGGTCGAACTCGCCCTTCAACGCGCCGGACAGCGCGGAGACCGCTTCGGCGGTGGTGCCTCCGTACATGGCTGCCATGTCGGCGCCCTGCTCGATCAGCGTCTTGGTCTTGCCGGCGAGCTGGTCCATGGGGGTGCCGGCGTTTTTCAGCTGCGACCCGATCAGGGTTGCGAGCTCGCCATACTCCGATTTCGCGAGCCCCAGGGACCCGGCGGCGTCTCCGGCCCATTTCTTGACGGTCGCGGCGCTCTTCCCGAACACGGCATCCACGCCGCCCATAGCCTGTTGGGTGCGGGAGGCGGAGTTGACGGCGGCGATCCCGACCGCGGCGATCCCGGCGACGATCGCGGCCGCGGGCACCGCGGCTTTCTTCATCGCCCCGCCGAACTTGCCGAACTTGCCGCCGGCGGCGTCGAGCTTCGCTGAGGCGGCGGCGGTGTCGGTGACCACCTTCACCAGCAGCTCAGCAGTAGCCATGGTGGGTCACCTCCTCCTAGTTGCTCGGCTCGGTTTCGGTTGTGCCTGTTCTGCCTGTCTCATCTGCTCGGCTTGGTCCTCGAGCAGCTGCACCGCGGTCGCCCATGCCTCCTCGGGTTCGGTGCCCCAGTCGGGGAGTCCGACGCCGGTCGCCAGTGCTAGCTCGATCCGGAGTCGGGATCTGCTGCCGGCTGGGTAGGGTCCACCTCGGTGACCTCGACGACCACCTGTAGACAGTCCTTCTTCGAGAACACTTCCCAGCCGGCCTCGTAGAGCCCTAGCCGCTTCAACGCCGCCCACGCGGTGAACGTGTTCTCGTAGTCGATATGGGGGACCGTGCCTACCTCGTTCTTCACGGTCATGGCAGGCCACTTGTGCCGGGTCGCGGTCTCCCCGTACAGCAGGACGTCGGGGTTGATGATCCGAATGTCGGTGTGGATCGTCCCGTCTGCGAGCTCCACAGTCGCGGTCTTCCTTGTGAGCTTCGGCACGCTCTACGCTCCTTTGATCTTGTTCACGATGGACACCAGCTCGGACTCGTAGAGCCCCAGCACCGGTGCGGTGCCGGACTCGAGGGCCTGTGCTGCGAACGGTTGCGCGGCGATGTGCCGCGCCGGCCACCCGAAATGGATCGGACCGGCGTACGGGGCGGTGAACTCGACCAGTGCCTCATTGCGGGTGCCGCGGCCGCGGCCGGACCCGGCGAGGCGGCCGCTACGTCGCGGGGCGCGGGCGCGGGCACGGTTGGTGAGGAACCGTCCCGCTTTCGCGTTGGTCTCGGCCATGTCGCGGAGGTCGGCGGCGGCGGCGTGCATCGTGGCGGCGAGACGTTTCTCGCCGACCACGGTCACGCTCGGCCCAGCGGTCACGCCGCCACGTTCTCGGTCTGGTCCTCGCTCTGCTCGGGGTCGGGGACCGGGACCACGCCGTAGGCGTAGTCAGGCTTCGCGGTCAGCGTGAACTCGAAATCTGACGTCATGGTCTCCCCGGACTCATCGCCGCCGAAGTCGAGCGGGTCAATGATCAGCACGCCGGAGGCCTGAGTGCCGGCCTCGGTGTTGGGGGTGAACACGTAGGCCTGTTCGGAGCCGGGAGAGTCCTGGGAGAGCGCGAACAGTCCGGACTCGTTCGCGACGTCGACGTCGAGGTTCCCGGACATGGAGTAGCTGTAGGTGGTGGCGCCCTGCTTCACGTCGCCGCACAGCTTCGTGGTCGAGTCGGCGGTGTCCTTGTCGGCGGTGATCTTCGCGTTGTTCACGTAGCAGGACACGTCGATCTCCGATCCGGTCTCCCCGATCGTGAGAGTGCCGGGTCCAAGCGGTCCGGTGTCGGTGGGCAGGGTCATGGCTTGCTCTCTCTCTACAGGGATTCCAATGGACGGGTCACAGACAGGCGCAGCGCCGGGAGACCGGCGGGGGAGTCGGGCAACACGCGCCGCTCGAAGGTGTATTCGGCGGCGGCGGAGATCGGCGCGGCGGCGAGGCTCGAGGCGAGGAACAGGGCGTACAGCTCGCCCAGGGCCTCATAGGTGGTGGGCTCGCCGGAGTCGCGGGCGATCAGCAGCACCACGAGCCGGATCCGGTCGGCGCGACACATCTTCGTGAACGGTTCGATGGCGTCGGGGACCACGAGAGCGCCGGGCGGGTTCACGCGTCGGGGGTCGCCGGAGGCGGCGATGCCGGCGGCGGACAGTGCGGCGACGGTATCGGCGACGGCGCCAGCGATGCTCACCCGACACCGGGCCTAGTCCACGTGCCGGTGTGCAACGCCCGGTCGATGTCGGGGTCCCAGCGGGCGACAAACGTCGGGCCTATGTCGCCGAAAGACTCCACACCGGCCGGTGAGTTGCGGCGGCGCATCTCGCGGGCGGCGAACATCACCGCGCCCTGGTAGACCTCCGCGTCGGGCACGTACGCCGGCGGCGCCTGCCCTGCCTCATCGGGCACGTACTGGTCCGGTCGGCAGCGCTGCACATAGGTCTCCGTCATCGCGCACACCCGGGCGAGCTCACCGTCAGTGGGTTGCCCGTTGGAGTCCAGCCACTGCAGCACATCGGCAGGGTCGAGCCACGCCGGCGCGAATACCGGCGCGGCTCGAGGCTCGGCCGCGTGGGTCACTTGCCGTTGCTCTTCCGGCCGCTCGAGGCGGTGTCGTCGGCGGCGCGGGCGGTGGTCGTGCCGGAGACCGTGACCTTGGCGAGACCGTCGTCGTCGTGCACCATCTGGGCCCAGTAGCCGAACAGCGCGAAGTCGATACCGCCGTTGGGCAAGTTCACCGCTTGGACGTTGATCGGCCCGGTCTCCCACAGGGAGACCGCGTCAGAGTCGCCGCCCAGCACCGTGCCGGCCGCAAGGGTGGGGTCGACCACGACCGCGGTCCCGCCCACGTTCGCGGTCCCGTTGAACGAGATCGTTCCCTGCCCCTGCAACCACCACGGCGCCTCCGCGCCGGTCATGTTCAGGAAGTCGGCGTAGACGTCGGAGGCCAGCGCCAGGAACGAGACCTGGGCACCGTTCCCGGTCAGGTAGGAGACCAGCACGTTGATCGCGGAGGTGAGGTCCGGGGCGGTGCCCAGGTCGGCGGCGTCGGCCAGGAAACCCTCGGCGGCGGGCACCGCGGGCGGGCCGGTGACGGCGGCGTGACCGTCGATGAAGTAGGACTGTGACTTGCGCTTGTAGTCGCGCACCGCGGCGTCTTGGAACGCGGAGAGAAACCCCGTGTTGAAATCCACGTAGATCCGGTCAAGGTCCCAGCCGCCGGCGATCCGCTGAGCGGTCGCCTCCGCCGGCACGATGCTCGCCGGCGAGGTCGGAATCGCGGCCTTGTTCCCGGCATAGGGGGCGACCTCGGGCTCGGTCTGCCACTTCCATCCCTGCATCTTCATGCCGGTGAGCGGGGAAACGCCGATCTTCTCGACCAGCAGCCGGCCGGCGGCCTGCGGGGTCCACAGCTCACCGATCCATCCGGGCGGGCCGGCGTTGTCGCTGCCGGAGTTGGCCGGGGTGATGTCGGCCAGTGCGGCGTTGACCTGGGCGGCGTCGGTGGCGCCGCGCATCGCCTCGGCGGCGTGTGACGCCCACAGCTGCCGGTCGGCGCCCGGGGTCGGGCGGTGCGTGGCGGCGGGCACCATGCCGGCGGAGCGGCTGCCCTCGACAGTTTCGGTGGTCTCGGGCATGGTGTCCTCTTCCTGGGTGGTGTTCTGCTCGGTGTCCTGCTCGGCGGGGTCGTCGGTCTCCGGGTCGTCGGTCTCCGGGTCGTCCTGCTCGGGGTCGGGTTCGGGGTGCTGGTCGGAGGCGGTGAGCACCGCGCCGGCGTACGCCGGGACAGGGACCTGGGCAACGCACACGAGATCGGCGGAGACCACGTGACCGGCCTCGATCACGACGTTGTCCAGCTCCACCGACAGCGCGTCGCGGACACCTTCGGAGGCCTCGAGTAGGGCGCGGTCGCCGTCCGGGGTGTTCGCGACGTGGAAACCCATCCGCAGCGCGGCCGGCGTGTCCTCGCTCGAGGCGGCGAACCCGACCGGGTCGGTGCGGCCGTGCTCGCGGAACAGCTTCACGCGGCGCAGGTTCTCCGGCACCCGGATCGCGCCGGGGTTGATCGTGAGCCGGCCGGCGGAGGTGTTCCCGGCCTCCCCGTACGGGACGGCGATCCCAGACAGGGTGCGGCCGTCGAGGTCGGAGGCTTCGATCGTGGCGGCGGGTGCGGTCAGGCGGAGGTGATGCAAGCTCATGGTCTCTAGTCCTGTCTCGGGTAGCCGGTCGGGGCGGCGTCCGGCGCCGTCCAGTCGGAGGTGTCGAACACGGCGCGCTGCCCGGCGGGCAGAATGTCGTCCATGGACAGCCGCGAGGCGACCGCTTCCACGTAGAGGTCGAGGCCGTAGTCGAGCCACTGCTGGTTGCGGCCCTGAATGGTCTGGTACTCGAGTGAGGACCCTTCCGCGGTGGCGTCGAGCATCGCGGCCGGCATGGAGGCGAGGCGGGCCACGTCGAGCGCGGCGGCGTTCCTGCCGCCGATCAGCAGGTCGGCGGAGTCCAGGGCGTGGGTCTTGGTCTCGATCGCGGAGTTGGTGAACAGGACTCCGTCGTTATCGGCCAGCGCGGCCCGTACCTCCGCGACCAGTGTGCGCCGCTCCTCGCCGGTGAGCTCGGCCGCGGAGGTCTGGTGCAGCTCGAGGCGGAACGGCCGGCGGGCGACGTCGGCGGCGGTGTGCTCGAGGTCGTACGCGGCCCGGATGGTGTCGCGGCCAAAGTCGAGGATCCCCTCATTGGGTCCGGGCAGGTAGATCAGGCGATCGGCCGGAATCGGGTCGTTGTCGGCGTCGAGGACCCGGCCCTCTTCGACGTGCCACGAGTCGAACGGGACCCGGACGGCGCGCATCGGCCGGCCGTCCGCGTCGACCCGGGTCGAGTACCACAGCGACTCGCCGTAGAACAGGTGGTCATCGATCGTCCACAGCATCCGGTGCCACGGTGTCTGCGGTGTCAGCGACCATTTCATCTGCTGGTCAGTCGTGAGGTCGCCCAGCTGCCCATCGGTGCCGTACATCCAATACGGCTGGTCGGTCAGCGGGTCGCCGGCACGCATCGCGACCAGTGGCAGGGCCGCGATGCTGCCGCACGTCAGGTTGCGGGCCCGGGCGACGGACGGGACCCGCATCGCGCCGCGGCGACCTAGCGGCCAGTCGGTGCCCGCGACGCCCAGGTCTCCGAGGACCACGTCGTAGAGGTGTGAGTTGTCGGTCCATGCCTCGATCTGCGGCAGTACGGCCGGCGGGCCCAGGGTGTCCACGGTCGGGAACAGGCGATCCCAGAGGCTCACGCCGGGACACCGCGCAGGGTCGAGCTACGGGCGGCGCGGCGCGAGCTCTTCGAGGTGGCATCGGCGGCGGCGTGCTTGTGGAACGCGGCCCGGTGCTCGGCGGCGGCGATCGCGGCGCCGGCGCGGGTGGTGCGGAGCGCCCGGAACGATGGACACGCGCTACAGGTGACCACGCTCGAGGCGGGGGAGGCGTCTATCCGGGTCAGGCGGGCGGCCACGGGTGCATTCTTACGCCGGCCTACAGACACGAACGTCTATTCGGCGAACACGGCCGGACGTATCTCCGGCGGCGCTAGGTGCTCATAACCCCACCGGGCGTGTGCGAGGGCGACCAGCGGGGCGACCGGGGTCGCGGAGTCGCGGTGACTGAATGCCATGCCGCCGGTGTCGCCCAGCCGGCGTGTCGCGGCACCGGGCACCGCTTCGTCTAGCGCGGCGGCGGGGTAGATCCGCACCGCGTGGGAGGCGATCGCGTCGAGCAGTCCGGCGGTCGCGTTCGCGACGTCGAGGGCCCGCATGGGCACGGTGGTCGCGCCGGCGAGCTCGAGGGCCTCGGCTACGGTGCCGGTCGCGCCGTGCCGGTCGAGGGCGACCGGGGCGCCGTGGGCGGCCTGCAGCTCGAGGATCCGGCCGGCGGCCCAGTCCACACCGGGGCGGAGCTCCACCAGCTCGAGATACCCGCCGGCAGCACCGACCCCGATCGCGGTCAGTGAGCGGTCGGCCTCGACGTGCACTGAGAGGCACAGCCGGCCGGCGGGGCGGGTTGCGTCGGGGGGTAGTGCTACCGCGCGCCACGCGTCGGGGTTGACCAGCCGCCGGCGCATCCGACGCCACCTGTTCGCGTACTCGCTCTCGAATGAGTCCCGGCCCTCGGCCAGGGCTACTCGTAGCGCCGCGTGGTCGGTGAGTCCGTAGGCGAGGCCGGGGTGCCATGTGTGCCACCGGGTCTCGTCGTAGGGGTCCACGTCATCGGGGCAGCCGTAGTCGAACAGTGCCACGCCGGGCTCACCGGCCAGGGCTCGCCCGATGTAGTCGGCGGCGTAGGTCGAGGAGTCGGTGCCCGCGGTAAGCACGATCCACAGCTGCCGGCGGCGGCGGGTGCTGAACGTCGGGGTGATCGTCCGCTTGAGGGCTTCGCCCAGTATCTCGTCGTGCTCCTGTGCCTCATCGACCACGACCGCGTCAAGGGCTGCGGAGCGCAGCGCGGAGTCTCGAGCTGGGAAGGCTTGGAAGTAGGAGCCGCGTGCTTTCCACAGGACACCTTCGGATCCGCGTGACTTCCTCAGCTTGAGCTGGTCCATGAGTCGCGGGTTTCGCTCGAGCTCGAGGAACCAGTCAGCGAAACGCTCGGAGGTGATCGTGCCCTTGTGGGTGGAGTAGCGGCACCGGTAGTTGGCGTACATCCGGCCGCGACCCAGGAGCTCGTCGTAAACAACGGTGGTCTTGCCGGTCTGGCGGGGGAGCCACACGATCACGACCGGGTAGGCATACTCACCGGTCGGGAGGAGCTCGCCGGCCACATCGGCTATGTATCGCTGGTACGGCTTCCACGGCCGGCCAAGCACAGTGGCGAACGTGGCGCCGTAGATACCATCACTCGGCCGGCTCTCGTCTCTCGGCGTCCAGTGTCTCGGCGGCGCGAGCTCGTGCGGAGGCCTCGTCCCGCTCGAGCTGTCGCACAGCCTCAACGAACGGGTCGTGGTCGTCATCGCGGGCGCCGAACAACCGGTGAACAGCCTCCCGATAGGCGATGTGGGCCTGAGTCTTGGGCGAGTAGTCCCACGGCTTGGCCTCTCCTTGTTCGAACATGTGTTCGAGACGGTCGATATCGTTCGCCTGCCGGCGCAGCGCGGCCTTGTCGGTCGCGAGGAACCGCTGTCCCTCCTCCTCGGCGGCTTTGATGTCTCGATCCAGTGCGCGTCTGGTCTCGCCGTTCGATCGGCGGCGTTTCGGCTCGTCCTGCCATAGCGACGGCTGTCCGGTTTCGTTCACGATTCAATTTTCAAGGGTTGGGGGTCCCCGGGGGGATATAACCGGCAGGAGGTGCTGCCGGCGCCGCGACGCCGTCAAAAAATCGCAGACCTTCACACTTCATGGCGGCGACCTTGAGGCAGGGTCGGCGGGTGCACGGTGACGGTGACCAGCACACCGTCGAGGTCGAGCACCAAGTCTGCACGCTCACGTCACATGCCGCGCTGGTAAGCGGCAGGGGCCGCCGGCGCGATCCTTACCACCAGGTGCTGCCGCGGCGCCGGCGGTGCTGCCGGCGCCGCGACGCCGTCAAAAAATCGCGTGACGCGATTCGCCTCACAGCTCATGGCGTCGACCTCGCGGGACTGGTGGGTGCACGGTGACAGTGACCGGCACGCCGTCGAGGTCGATCACTAGATCAGCGGTGAAGTTGCCGGCATGGTCGGTGACCTCGTGCACGTCGAGCCAATGCTGCAGCTTGCCCAGCACCCACCCCACGTAGTGAGCATGGATGCCGGAGACCAGCGGTGTCGGTGGGTCGGGGTCGGGCCGGGTCACCATCGGGGCGAGCTCACTGCGGTGAGGGTGCGGGTAGTGCCTGCCCACCCGGGCATGGGTGCGGTGCCTCGGTCCTGATTGCAGCGGAGGTGCGCCGGCCGCAGGTTGTCGAGCTGGTCGGTGCCACCTCTCGACCTGGGCACCACGTGTTCAGTCGAGCGTGACCCGGGTCGGTGGCAGTGACAGCACACGTCGCCGTACCGGGCCAGCACCGCGGCCAGCACCCGGGTCACGTACCTACCGTTCCAACAGCGCAGCGTGGCGAGGTGGCGGTGCCGGCACCGACGACACAGCGGGGCGAGCTGGTCACTCACCGTTCACACCCGCAGCTGTCGGTGTGCAGATCGTCGTGACTGCCGTCCGACCCCAGAGGCCGGTGCCGGTCGATCATGTTAATAAGCACGTCGAGTGCACTTGCAATATCGCTCGGCAAGTCGTGCTCGGACTGCCGGCGGCAGAGATCCTCGCGCAACATTTTGAGACTCACGACGTTGAACCTCGATCGTCGGTGTGCCGCACGATGTAGCCGGCCGCGGCGAGGCGGGCCTGAGATCGGACCATGATCCGCATACCTAGGCGCTCGGCCTCGAGCTGGGAGAGGTTGAGCTCGGAGATCAGGGAGAGCACCAGCGCGGAGAACAGCAGGGTGAGGATCTCTTGTTCTGGTCCTTCGATCGCGGTCCCGGGTTCGGTCAGCAGCATGATGGATTCTCCTCGAGATAGTTCTCTCCCTACCCTCCCTCGCTTCGCTCGGTCGGGTTATTAACGCCGCTCCAAGTTCGCCCGTCCCTCGACCCCTGCCCCGGGTCGGCGTGTCTCACGTCGAATACCGGGGTGGTGGGTCTACATTTGGCGGACTGATCTGGTCCTCATTTATCGCCTCCTCGCCTGCCAGCGAGGGGGCGTGCTTTCTGTCTCGGACCCGGGTCGAGTGAAAGTCTGGTGCGGTCTCTTTGTTGACCGGGTCGCCACATTGTTTGCAGTCGCGTGGCTGGAACGAACCTGGGTGGCGATCCCTAGGGGCGCCGGGTCCTCCCCTTGTGGTCGAGGTGGATCTCAGTCGCGGAAACGATCTTGATTCGCTCGCCCTTGCGGCGTGCATTCGTCGCTGCGGCGAGCAGCTCGGCCGGCACGCGGGCGGCCGCCACCGGCGCCGACACCCGGGGCGAGGTGGGTGTCGACACCGGGGGAGTCTTACGCCGGCGGGTCATGCGGCGCCGTCTTGCAGCTGGTCGCGGTAGGCCTCGATCTCGCGGCGCAGGAATACCTGCCGGCCGGCGATGTGCCCGACCGGTGTGATGCGGCCTAGCTCGATCCACCGGTAGACGGTCTGCCGCACAATGCCCAGGGTTGCGGCTACATCGCTGGCACCGATGAACTCATCGGGTCGCGGGGTGTTGTCCATGCGGGACATGTTGTCTGTTTCGGACAGCAATTGCTAAGACGTAGCGTCTCCTCGGCGTGTCGCGGGTGGGCCTATGCGACACTGCGACGCATGACGACTGAGACAGTGCCGGTGTTCGATCAGGGCGACCGCATGGGCAAAGCGCTACGCCGGGCCATGACCCGATGACAACGGATCTGCTAGACGGGTGGGTCGCATGGCTTCGTGCCGCGGGCCGGCCCAGGACCACCATCGGATTGAGGACGTATCACGTCACCCGGGCGGCGCAGGCGCTGACCGTTCCCCTGGTCACTGCGACCAGCACCGATCTCGCGGACTGGCTCGGTGCCCAGGACTGGGCGCCGGCCACGCGGCGCAGCTACCGCGGGTCACTGGTCCAGTATTTCCGGTGGCTGGTCGCGACCGGCGTACGGGTCGACAATCCCGCGGCCCTGCTACCGGCGATCAAGGTTCCGCGCGGATTACCGCGGCCGGCACCGGAAGATGTCTACGACGCTGCCCTGGGCGCGGCCGACCCGCGGGCACGGTTCGCGATGCTCCTCGCCGGTCAGTGTGGACTGCGACGCGGCGAGATCGCCGGCCTACACAGCCGGCACGTCGAGCGCGACCTCTTCGGCTACTCGCTCCGGGTCACGGGCAAGGGCGGGCACACGCGACTGGTCCCGGTCGCCACCGGTGACACGCTCGAGTTTCTGCTGCGGCGGGTCGAGCCGGGCTGGCTGTTCCCGTCCGACCGCGGCGGGCACCTGTCTCCGGAGCACCTCGGGCGCATCGTGTCCCGGTCGCTGCCGCAAGGGTGGACGTGTCACACGCTGCGGCACAGGTTCGCGACCACGATCTACCGCTCCACCCACGACATACGCGCGACCCAGGAGCTCCTCGGCCACGCTCGCCCGGAGACCACGGCGATTTATACCCAGGTCGCGCCGGCCGACCTACGCGAGGCGGTCAACACGGCCGTACGCCGGCCACACCTCGAGCTGGTGCGCGATGAATGATCGCGTCCTCGAGGGAGTCGACGCCTCGCGCCGCGCCGCATGGCACAAGTACTACGCGCAGAGGCAGACGATCCTGACAGCGGACGCTGAGCTCCATTGCGCATATCTGGCGATCAGGGATGACCCCACTAACCCAGCTCTCCCGCAAGTGGTGAGGGCGCTCCGCGTCCTACGGGAGGCAACCGGCGAATGGACAGCTCAGGAGTCGGAGTGGTGGGAGTCGATCTTCTGGGCTGCCCGAGATCGTTAATCCGGTGGTTAACGTCCACGCTTCACCGGCGATCTCTCGAGGTCGAGAGGGT